TGTAGTCCGTGTCCACCGTCCACGTCGTCTCGTAGGTGCCGTTGCCGTCGTCATCCGTCTGCAACGTCGTGATGCTTACAAGGTCGTCAATCAGGACGTACTGGTAGTCGGTTGCCGTGTAGTAGCGCGTTTGTGTCGCTGTGCCAAAGCCGTTCTTGCGATCGGTGTAAAGGTCAATGAGTGCGTCGGTCGCATCGAGGACAGACTGCAGCGCCGTGTCGTCGGAGCTGTCGCTGATCCCGATTGCAGCCTTGAACTCGGCGAGACTTGCGTATGACATTTAGATGCCTCCGGTTTGTAGGACGTAGAGAGTTTCTGGACCAGCGTCGGTATGGATAGCATACAGGCGCTCACCTTCAGGAAGATAGAACTCGTTGGTCAGGCTGTCGTGGAGTCCGAAGCCATTGGCCGCTGTCACGGTGGCTGGTCCGATGAAGACCGCGTGGTTCTGACCGCCGTGCGAATGAAGGTAGACCTTTGAGCCGCCGCTGTTGCCAACGGCGACAAGGACCGCAGTGTTTCCGACCGCGTACTGAGCCGCCCTTACCGCCACTCGCTTTTCCCCTTTTCCCGCCCGCTGACAGGCGTTCGCTTCAAGGTGGCTGTCTTGCCCCACCTTATGACTACGGCACGCTCTACGTGCCGCGTTGGTGCCTCTGCGTTGATTCTAGCGTCTACCAGTTCCTTGAGTTTCTTGAAGATGTCCATAAACCCTCCCGCTAATGCAACAGGGAGCCGAGCCGAAGCCCGACTCCCTGCCGCTCAACCTAAGCGTCTAAACGATTAGACGTTGGCTGACTTGAAGCTCTTGACGGCTGAGGCCTGCGAAAGCCCAGTCGCGCCGCGCACCTGAACCTTGAAGCTAATAAGCCCCAAGTTCCAGGCGAACTCTCGCGAAACTTCTACAGACACGCCGCCCACGAGGACGGTGTAAATCTGTCCGAGGTCACCGAACAGGATTGAACCTGCGGTGTCGTCGGTCAGGTCAATCAACGCTGCGCTGTAGATAGGCGCACCCAACAGTCGGTCAGGTGTGTTGCTATCGCCTGCGCGGAAGATTGGCTGGCCCGTTGTATCAACGAGACCAGTCACAACGCCGAGCGTCGTGTCGTTCATCAACCAACCCGACTTTGGTGCGCGTCGGTACGCCTGGTTCACAGACGCCTTCAGCTTCGCAAGGTCCGTATAGGTTGGGTTGACCGTGGTGCCTGCACCAGTCACGCCAGCACCAGCCTGAGCCGCAACAGCGGTTCCTGCGAATGCACCGTGAGCAACTGCGACTTCCGCGCCGCACTTCTCGGCGATCATCGCGCTCAGGTCAAAGGCTGCGTCTTCGGCAAGCTCTTCGGTGACCTGAATGATGGTCGCGTACTTGACTGGCGTGAGGGACAGCGCGCTGAGCGTTCCGTCCGACTCGCCGATTGTGCCAGCCTCAGAAACTGATCCAGCGGTTCCAAGAGCCGTGACTCGTGGGAACTGAATGTTGTTGCCGGTGCTTGTGCGAACGACCGTGACGATCGCTGGGTCAATGAATGGGTTGAACTGTGCCGCAACAACGTTCACGCGGTCAGCAATGGTGACTGGGTTGCCCAGGCCAGTGCTGCGTGAGACATCGCGGTACTCGAACGTCTGCGACCCGCCCAAGCGAGCAAGTGCGCGGAGTTCGTCGTTTGACCCTTCGGACTTCTCGACCTTAGGAGCGATTGCCGTGGCGTACTCAGCGCGAACTGCATCAGCAGCGCTTCGTGCTTCGCTGGCATCCTTCTCCGAACGGATCGCGGCCGCAACCGTTGCAGCCTCCGAGGTCAACTTCTCAAAGCGAGCCTGTGACTCGCCCTCAAGCGACTCGCCCTTCTCGGCAAGGTCAGTCACGATGGACTGAGCCTCGGTCAAGAGGGAAGCACGCTTCTCGTGTAGCTTCCTAACGTCTGACATTTCTGTCTCCTTTTTTATTGGTTTCCACAATGTTGCGGCTCGCCTAGCGGGATGACCTGATCGCGGGCTTGCGTACTAGCGCAGCGGGGCGGGGTCTCGTGGCTTCTAGAGCGTTTCTGATTCCATCTCGGCGAGCAGCAACTTGGCGCGAGCGATGGACGGGTCCAGCACTGTGCGCTTCGGAGCCAACTTCTCCGTGACGGTTTCAATCACCTCGACGTCCTCTTCGGTCAGCGGTTGCGCCGACTTCAAGGACTCGATGGCTGTGATAAGCCGGTCGCCGTCTACGCCCATTCGGGACGCGACCTTGCGAACGGAGGTAAGACCCAGCGTCGCTGGGTAGGCGGGAGTCTGTCCTGCAGAGAGGACGCTCACCTCAAAGAGATTGACTTCGCGCAGCGTGCGGGTGTCCTCGTCCCACTCGTCGCCGTTCTTTGGGATCGTAAAGCCGAACGACATTCCCATTGCAACAGCCTCGTATGTCAACTTGGAGATCACGCCAGCGGCGTCTGGATCGGCTGGGTCAAGGCGAGCCTCAACCTTCAAGCCGCGCTCGTCTTCGGTCAGCGCAAGTCGGCCGCTTGCAGTCGTTGCAAGTGCGCGAGTCTCGTCGTGACCAAACAGGAAGGAGACAATCTTCTTGCCGTCAGCAACGCGCGAGAGCGTGCGACGGAAGGCGCCTGGAGCGATGACCTCGGTGAACGGAAGTCCAGCCGACGGTGCGCCAAAGAGCGCGGCGTAGCCAGTGAAGGTTTTCTGACCGTCTTCGTCTTCTCGGACGGTGAACTCGCCCATCGGAAGGGCGCGCGTCTCAAGTTCTTTCACGTCAAACCTCTCTTCTTCGGCCAGTGGCGCCAAGACGCCATCTGCCCATTCTAGGACGCGATCTGCGCCGTTCTCTGCTGTGGGATCAACGCCCCAAAGATACGCGGCAACCGCGCCTGGTCCTGGGAAGTCCGCATCGTCTGCGTTGCTGTTGCGAGGTACGCCTTCCCAATCGCCACGGTGTCGCAGAATCCACGCGCGCATTCGCGTCACCTTGTCATCCTCGACTTGTCCAGCGCGCAGCTGCCGCGCCTCTTCAACAGTCTGGTCGGTCAAGCCCTCGCCAGCGAAGCCGTTGCGTTCGTAGGTCAGACCCTTCTCGGCTGCCTCCTGAATGTATTGCGGCACGTCAATCAGCACGCGCATCTCGTCGTCGTCCTCGCCGCCATCGTCAGGCTGCCACGCATTGCAGTAGTAGGCGCCGCTTACATAGTCATCCCACTTCTCGCAGTACGCCTTGTCGCCTTCAACCTTTGCTTCGTTGTAGAAGACGCAGTTGCCGCAGGCGCGGCCTTCTGGCACGTCAGGCGAGAGTGCTGGTCGGTAGTTATCAGGCAGAACGCGCGCGGCAACATAGTCGCCGCCTGGCTCAATGCCTTCGCCGAGTGAGACGGCAACCATCTGCGCGAGCGCATCTTCCTTGCTGTCGTGACAGCCGATGACCTCGCCGTCCTCCTTGACGGTCGCCCAACCGCTGCAGTCTGGCGACTGATCCGTGACGAAGTACGGCATTACTCTGTCGGCTCCGTCTCATTCAGCTTGCCGATGCTGAGCGGCTTCCAGAACTCTGCGCCGCCGTCCACCGGCGAACGATCTTCAAGTGCGCGGACTTCGTTGACCGACAGGAACCCATTGTTCAGCGCGGTCGCGTAGGAGTTGTATCGCTCCTGCGTCGTCGCGCGCAACAAGCCGTCAAGCGTGAACTTCAAGAAGGTCTGCTCGGCTCCTGGCACGATGCGCTGGAACGATGCCTCAAGGCGCGCGATCATTGGTCCAAGTCCGAGTCGCAGCCACTCAATGCCGATCAACTCGACAGATGCGTAGGAGGTGTTGCCGCCTGGGTACTGGAGCATATGGAGCGGCACGCCGTAGATGCGCGCAATGGCTTCCACGCCGTAGTGCATCGTCTCCACGAGCTGCAGGTCGCTAATCTTTGCGCCAAGTTGTAGATAGTCTGCGCCGCCAGTTAGCACGGCCACTCGCCACGCCTTGTCCACACCACCGTGTCGGCGACCGAAGCCAGTGCGAAGCGCCTCTGCCTGATCCTGCGTCAACTCGCCTGGCACCTTGATCAGACCGCCGACGCTTGCATTGTTCTCGTAGAACTTCGCGCTGAAGATTTGCGTCGCGCTTGCAAGTCCGAGCGTCACCTTGTGATGCTCAATCGGTGACAGCCCGCGATGATGCTCGCCAGTGGCGAACAGCGGGATGTGAATGATCTCTGCGGTTGTTAGCGTGATTGCGCCTTCGGTTGTCTCAATGTAGTAAACCGGCTCACCAAACTGACCGCTCCTGATCTCCACCTTCTGCGGATCAAGGACGCGGGTCTCAATCACATTGTCAGATGAGTCGCGCAGGCAAAGGATGAAGGCGTTGCCGTCTAGCAGCAGCGAGGTCACGACGCGATGCTTGAACTCAAAGGATGTGAAGTTCGGATTGTTCGGAATCGGGAAGTCCATCCAGCGCGGACGCGGACGGTATGGTCGGCGCGTTCCGTCAATGCGAATGTAGGTATCCCACGGAAGTCCAGCGATCGTGTCGGCGTAGAGCTTCACTGCGGCGTAGACCGCACCAATGCTGGTGGCGTTCTCTTGTGTGACAAGGACGCCAGCCGCACTTGATGATGCTTCTTGCGCTAACCACTGGCCGCCGATGAAACGCTTTTCCTCAGGCTCGCTGCGTCCGAAGACGCGATCAAGAATGCCCATCAGTCTCCCTACAAGTCAATCCACTTCACTTCAGCCCGTGGCTTAGGCGCAGGCGCGCTTCCAAGTGTACCCGCTCGACTATGTGCCATAAGTCCTGCGACGAGTAAGTCTATGCGCTTGAGCGAGGTCTTGCTTTCTTTCCGAATCATAAGCCCATTGCGGGAATAATACGGCGTGGCATTTGCAGCGTGGCGAGCCAGCGAGGGATTGCCGTCGTGTTTGATCTGCTGGTTCACCACCGCATCGTAGAAGGCGGCCGTGGCTGGGACCATCCGAGAAGGCGTTTGCGGGAACTCGACCACAGGCAAGCCCATCTGCTGCCACGCCTCCATTGACCGCTGCCAGCGGAATGGGTCGCAGACAATCTCCTTGACGTTGAAGCTGCGGCATAGTTCCAGCATCTTGGCTTCCACCTCTTCCACCGGCACGCGCCAGTTGAGTTCGGAGTCCAGCGGGCGCTCCCAATGCCCAAGCACGAAGAGCGCCTTGTCTGCCACACGGCAGGCGACGATCGCGGTCGAGTCGTTGCTGAATGAGCCGTCAAACCCAAGCACCACCTCGTCTTCTTTGTTCAGGACGATCTGATCATCCTTGCAAGAGTCCCACGTGCCAGTCGGCAAGAACGCCTGCGAACTGCTCACCCACTGGTTCAGCCGCTTGGTGCGAAACTCTGATTCAGGCGTGCGCTTCTTCGCAGACTGCAGGTCGTCAATGCTGAGGATTGCGGGATCGCTGAGCAGCCCAGGGTTCGCCTCGCTCCAGCGAGTCTCGTCACTGTAGGCGTCGCTCGCGGCTTCCCACCACGCCATCCCAAGCGTGGGGTCGTCGTTCTCTCCAGCGATGCGGCGGCGCGCCAACTGGTAGAGCGTGTAGGCAATGGAGTCTGAGCCAGTCGAGTCAATGCGCTGACCAGCCGTCGTGATCGCTACAAAGAGCGGCGACTTCCTTGCGCCCATTGAAAGGGAGAGGACGTCAAAGAGTTCACGAGACGGCCACGCTGCCAACTCGTCGGCGATGACCAACGAGGCGCTCAAGCCTTCCTTCGTAAATGCCTCCGAACTCAACGCTTTGTAGACCGTTCCAGTTCCCTTGAACTCCATCGCATCTCGGAAGAGTTTGATCTGATCGCCTAGTTCGGGACTCATCTCAACGGCTCGACGAGCGTGGCTCATAACTAATTTAGCCTGGTCTCGATCCGCGGCCGCGCTGTATATTTCGCCTCCGCGATCGCCATACAGTCCGAAGAAGAGTGGGAGGGTAGAGGCGAGTGCGGTCTTGCCGTTCTTACGAGCAATGCCTGTTAGGAAGAAGCGGTGCGTGAAGGTGCCGTCTTCGCGGCGAGCAAGCATACGGCGCAAGAGGCGCCTCTGCCATACCCTGAACTGAAGCGGCTCACCTGAGGCGCCAGCGATTGAGTCTTTGGCGATGGGTACAAGGTCCTCGGCGAAGTCCGCAACAATGTCACCCAAACTACGGCTGAGGTCAGCCGAGGCGACAGGGGTCAGCCAGCGCGGTGGCCAGCCTTCTGTTGCATCCGATCGCGGTACTTGTCGATCTTGGACTGGCTCTCCACCATTGCGATCCCTAGCTTGGCTCGGTCGGCTGGAGTCAGTCCGAGGTGATTCATCCATTTCCTAATACTCTCCCCAGTGCTTGTCCTCATCCCTGCGGCGGGATGTGCGTAAGCATAGCCCTTGTCGGTGTAGAGGATCGGACCGTCTACGGAGAGCCGCGCCTCAAGCGTGGCTAGATGCTCAATATCTTTGACGAGCAGCGTGAGCGCGTCGCGGTCGGATACGGCGATCCACGCGCCTGCGTATTCCACGATGCGGTGCCACGCCTCGGTTGCGATTGGACCCAAACCGTCCGGCACGCCCAGTTCGGACGCACGCGGCAAACTATTTGTGAGCTGAACAACAACAGCACGAGACGGCTTCAGCGTCCCGCGCTTTGCTTTTATTTCATTTGGCGTGCGTGCTGGTCCTGACATAAATCCCCCCTAGCCTAACCTGACCCCGTGTGTAAGCCACTCGGCGCTGGATACCCAGCCCCTCGTGCAAGGCAGAATAAATATGCCCCCTCCCCTAGCGTCCCTTCTTGGATGCTCGGCGTTCTGCTCGGTTGGCTGGCTGCGGTGCGCGCTTCCGCGCAGTCATCATCTCGATCAACGGTTTCCAACTCGCATTGTAGAGAGCCGTCTGATCGTAGCGGTGCATCTCTGCAGCAACAGCCCCCCTATCCACCTTGCCTGCTTTTGTTTCTTCGTAGACTTCCTGCAGGGAGGTGATGATCGCGGCCACGTTCGGGATGGCAAAGAACGATCCCTGAAACTCATCCCATACGCGCTGCACTGGAACCTTCTTGCCGTGCGCGCCAACAAGTTCAGGTTGCGCGCTGAAGTCAGACACGATGACTGGAGTGCCACACGCTTGGCTCTCCACAGCAGGGATGCCGAAGCCTTCGCCCATCGAGGTGAGTAGCTGCACGTCAGCGGCTGAGTAGAGCGAGGCGATCGCATCCTGAGGGATGCCGTTGCGGAACTGGATTGGGTTCGGGTATCGCACACGTTGGCTGTCTACGCCGGTTGCCTGCATCAAGCGCGGGAGGTTGACCCCTTCGCTAAGTCCTTGTGGCTCAGTGTGGATCATCCAGTAGACGTCAGGTCGGTCACGCATAAAGGTTGCCATTGCGTCAGCCATCTCACCGAACGCCTTGCGGATCGGGATGCGACCACGGTTCGCAGCATTGGTCACGACAAGGAAGCAATCCTCAGGCAATCCCATTGCGGCGCGTGCGCCCTTCCCTCTGTCATTGAACACTGCGGTGTCAATGCCGTGTGGGATGTAGGTGACTTCTTCTCTTGGCACGCCAGCCTTCAGCAGTTCCTGTTCACCGAAGCGGCTCATTGCAATGGCGTGATGACCACCTTCTGCAAGGAAGCGTGCGACGAGTGGTGGTAGAGGTTGGTGATCTACTGGTGTCCAGCACGCAAGGTTCAACTCCTTGAACGCCTCGATGCCGACTAAAGGCCACAAATCAAATAATAAAACCGAGAAGCCCGGTTGATCGCCGATCCAACTCTTGATGTTCTCTGGCGCTGCGTCTACGGAGTAGCGCATCAAGCCTTCAGGAAGGATGGGATGACCGTGTGTGCAGTTCATTAGGAACTGGGCGCCGTGGTTGGCAACGATGGCAGCCTCGTGTCCGTCCTTCACCATCTGATGCACGACTTGCGCTGACTGCATCCCGTAGCCACTAGGCACGGCACACGAGTTGGAATACCAAGCGATGCGGCTCATTGTCCTCTCCTCCTATTTGTGCTTGGTCAGGCGACCGTGGCACTGTCTACATAGTACCCGAAGGCGATGCTCAGGTGCAAGGAGCGGACCGCCTTTGCTGAGCGGATCAAGGTGGTCAACGGTCAGGTTCGTGGTCTTGCCGCACACCTCACACCAC